TTAGTACTCAGGAAGGTTTTCTAAGTTATCCTTGGATGTACCATTAGGTCTAGTAGTAATGTAATCAGTACCGTTGACACGGTCCTTAACCACTTTTTGACCTTTCTTCCACTTACCGTCATCACCTTTGAAAATGGTGTAAAAGGTATAGCCGCTATCGATTTTATTCACTACCCACTGCCGTGTTTCTGATGTCCCTTCTCCAACAGTATCGCCATTATCGACATGCACATACACATGGGTAATGTGAGTGTGTTTATCGTTATATCGGACTTTAGAAATAAGGTAATCAGCCCATTTATCAGTCATATTTCACCAGAAGTTTGAACAGGAAAAGCCCTGCAATACATTTATAAACAACAAAACAGACTCTTCCTATTCCACGACAGCAATGTAGTGATCTAGAGCAATTTTATATTCCTGATAACCTCAAGATAATTCTTCCTTTACGCTTTATGCTCAAATCCCATTAAATAAAGCCAGTCGCTCTTTGTGACTGTCGCTCATATCGAAAGCAAAATCTTCGTGTTCTGCCTGGAATGTGCCGAACGCCATGAGTGCAGAAACCGCCGGGTCTATCTTGTTGGAGGATTTCTTTTTGTTGGGTTTGATATTGGCGTTGGCGTCGGACTCCATCACCACGTTACCAATCGCCCAAGCCAGAACCGGATCGCCACGATGGCGCACCACCTTGCGGTTAACAAAAACCTCAAAAGATTTCGCTACCGGACTGAATTTCAGATAGGTTTGCGGGAACGGCTCCACATCGAGGCCGGCCCCCTGTAACTGGGTTCGCAAGTGAGTGGCGTTCCACGTATCAAAGCCCACCAGCCGGATATTGAATGTTTCAGCATCGCGCAGGATATCGTCACGGATGCGGTCATAGTCGATACAGTCGCCGGGGGTGGTTCGTATCCAGCCCGCTTTTACCCACTGGCGATAGATGGCGCGGTTTTTGTTAGCAACGTTAAGTAGCTGCGCTTCGGGCAGATAGTGCCGAGTAAGAAGCCTGATCTCGCGTTCAAACGGGAAAGCGTAACTCACGCTGGTAATATCGCTGGTTGAGGACAGGTCAAATCCGGCGTAACACTCCATCCCGACCAGATCTTCTTCGGCATAATCGAGTGCACAGGCATCCCATGCCCCGGCACCCATCCACGGTGTAGAACCCTGACACCAGATATTGAAACGCTTGGTCAGCATCTCCACCCATTGCGACGGTATACCCCGCGCTTTTTGGATGGTGGATTCCAGCTTCGCCGCGTCAACGGACACATGCAGGTTAGGGTTGGCCTTGATCCACATTTCAGGCTGCTCAACCTCGCTTTCGTCGTCCAGCTCGTAGATCAGGACAAACAGCGAATCGTTGCTCTCTTCCCCGGCCAGAATCTGACAACAGTAGTCGTAATGCTGTTTACAGGCTGAGACAACGTTACTCCCGGCGGTCGTTATGGCGAACAAAATAGCCTCAGGACGTGCGCCCATACCCAGCTCAAGGGCGGAATAAACGCCGTTATCCGGGTGAAGGTGGTACTCATCGACAATCGCTAGGCTGGGGTTAGTCCCTTCAATGGTGGACGCTTTCGCCGCCAGCGGCTTTAGCAGGCTGTTGCTCTTCGGGAAAATGACTTTATGCGCCTGAATATTTACGCGCTTTTTCAGCGGTTTTGACAACAGGCACATCTGGCGGGCATCGTCGAACACGATTCGGGCCTGATCCCGGCTCACCGCCGCCGTATAGATATCCTGCTGGCCCTTCTCCATTACCAGAAACCAGTTAGCCAGCATGGCGGCCACGGTGGATTTGGCATTCTTGCGCGGCACCTCAATAAAGGCGCTGCTGTACTTACGGCGGCCTGTCTCTCTGACTTTAAAGCCCAGCAGGTTAGCAAAGGCGAACTGCTGCCACGGTTCCAGATCGATTGGCTGGCCCCGAAGCGGGCCTTTGACGTGAGGACAGAGCCGCGAGAACGCAATAAACCGCTCTACGGTCGCCGTATCGAACTCATATCGGGGGTCATTCAGGTCTGAAAAGTACCTTTCCACGGCCTGTTTTACGCGCTTACAGGCCGGAATTTCGCCCGTTTTTATCGCATTTGCGTACTCATTCCAGACGGTCAAGCTCGTCCTCCTCTTCCGTTTCTACCGGGTTACGGCGGCGGCTTACCGGATCAAAGCCCAGCAGCGACGACATTTTAATCATGATTTTTTCAGCATCGGCCTTTGCACTCAGTGCAGGATTTCGGCTCTCGCCCCCCTGGCTGTTAACAATGCTGAACCCACGGCTGGCAAGGTCTTCCACTGCTTTGCGGTACATCGAATAGTTGACGCAAAAAAGCTCAAGGTTGTTCCAGTCGGCGGGTGTCAGATCGCCACGCTCGGCCAGTTGCTTCGCTTTCGCTTTCCACTGCTGCGCGGCTAACTCATCAAGGTAAGCTGGCGGTTTTGGTGGTCTTGCCATAAAAATTTCTCGTTTCCATCGCGTTTTATTTTCAAAAAAATCACCGTGCGTAAAAATTTGAGGGGGCGGGCGGTGCCTGGCACCTTGAGGTTTGTCCTGAAAACCTCCCCCACCCCGTCCATGCGGCCTGTCAGCGGTTGCGGAAGCATTCCCGCAACTCCCGTTCACGCTCGCTCATACGCTGCACAGGCTGGCGCTCATTGCGCCTGCTTCTCCCCTGCATGAAGCCATCACGGCAGCGCATCAATGATCGGTACAGATTCACCACGTCTTTCTCATTCATTGCTGGCCTCATACATCCAGTCATTGCGATGGGCTGCACGCTCTTCCTGCTCTCGGTACAGCCCTGCCTTACGGTTCGCTTTGGTGATGGGGTCTTGCTGCGTGGTCTTCTGGTTATGATGCATCTGGCATAACGGCTGGTGATTCCACTCAGGCCAGAACAGAACATCATCACCGCCGTCGATAGGGATGATGTGATCGACAATCTTTGCAGGAACGTAGAGGCCCAGCTTCTGGCACTCGACACATAGCGGCTGACGTTTCAGATACTGAGCGCGGTACTTCTCCCATGATGCTGAGTAACCACGGGCGCGACGGTGGCCGCGTCTGGCATCTTCCGCCCGCCAGGCTTCCCGCTTGTGCTCATCGCACTTACCAGACTTCACCCGCTTATTGCATCCCGGCTCAGTGCACCGGCGCATTGGTTGCCACGGCATCAGTACACCCCCACATCGCGATACACAGACCACAATGCAGAGATAGCAAGGGGGATCTCTTTCGCCTCCACATCACTAATCATCGTGCGGTATTCGTACAGTTGGGAAACGTACATAAGGCATCCGATCTTGATGGCAGGAGTGAATTCCAGGCCAGCACCGAACCGTTTACCGATATGCTTCTGGCAGACTTCCAGTGACGCTTCGATGTATGCCTGAATCATTGCATCTTCATAGGAATCATCGTTATCGATGCGGCAGTGAAGTTTTGCCTCATCAAGCCCAATTAGTTCACTCACGGCTTAAGCCCTCCCTTACAAAGCAACTCCAGCCTGGTAGCCTTTTCATCAGGAATTGCCGACTGAATATCAAATGCTTTTGCATCATGTCCTTTCTGTTTCCAGATGATCCGGCTGGCGCTGGTTACGTCAGAGCGGTAACGTATCCACATACGAAATGTAACCTCGGACATTTCAGCACCCGCAGCAATCAGCTCACGGCCACTGATCCCCTTCACTTCTGCCCAGACTGTCGCAACGTCGTACCATTCCTGAATGACGCCACCAGAAGGGGTTCGGCTGGTAGTAAAATTCCGAATCGTGACGCGTTGCCTTAATCCTCCCGGCCTCATAACGCATCCTCCTTAGTCTCAGAATCGGTACTGACCTTCACTTCCTGCTTCCATGCCTGGCTGTATTCGTCGCCACCTTCACGCGGCGGCATCCCTTCGCGTTCGCGGGCTTCGTTCGGGTTCATGATCCCGTTCTTGATACCGCGCTCATAAGTTGCGTAGCGTTCGGTTGGAGTGGCTCGAAGAAGATCGGCAGAGTCGAACTCCACCTGATAACGGATTCCGGGTACAGGCGATGCCACCAGCAACGCGGATTTAATCTGCTGCTCAAAGTTCGCCAGCCACGGGCGCATTGTCATGGTAAGAAAGGCGCGGCTCGCCTCACTAAAATTGCTGTAGGTGCTGTTGCTGTATTCCTGCAAGAAGATGGGAGAAACGTTAAACATGCGGGCAATATCTTCGATGGTGAAGCGCCGGGAGGCCAACCACTCAGCATCCTGATTGCTCATGCCAAGCTGCTTATAGTCCATGCCACCTTCAAGGATCGGCGTTTTACCGGCATTTCTGGCACCTTTGTAGCGCTCAAGCGCGTCCAGCGCCTGCTTACCCTTCACACTATCGAGCCATTCAGCAGTCGTGACTACGCCCGCCGCCATCATGCCATCTTTCATAATGCTGGCACCGTGGCGCTGCTGGGCCAGACCTAACCCCAGCGCCTCACGGCAGATGGTGATCGGCGAGCGCCCCAGAAAACCATCATCGGTCGAGTAACGCAGGTGCAGAATCTCTTCCTGCAAGTAGGTGCGCACTGCCCCGGTAAACGGTTCAGTAACGGTGTATTTGTACTTATGCTGGCCGATACGCTCAGGAACAACCGCCCCCGGCGCATACGGATGCAGGGATTGCGGCTGGCCGTCGCGGCCCCACTGGATCACCGCATAGGCGTTACCATTCAGCAGACAATGGCGCATCATCGTGCGTTTAAACTGGTAAGGTGTCTGGCAGTCGTTCGGCTGCTCGTTCAGCAGAAAATCCACCGGATGATTGCTCAGCCATTCTCGCGCCTCACGCCCGTTATCATTACGCACGCGGTAGAGGTAGCAGGGCATTGTTGCCACCGCCTCACTGATAACTGATACGGCGTTCATGACCGCCGGCAGAGATTCCGCAGTACCCGCAGACACATACTCGCCTGATCCGGTATTTGGAATCCCTGCCATCGCCAGAAATTCATCAATGGTCATGCTGCGCTGCTCAGAGGGTTCAGACTTACGGCCAAACGGCCAGATATTCCACATATCAGAGCCCCGCTAATTCAGCCCAGCGGCGACGGTTATCGCCAGCGCGGCACAGTTCAGGATGTTGGGAGAAAAGCGAACGGTGCGCGATTTCCACTCCAGACTCAGGATAAGCAGGCATAGAGGTAACGGTAATCTCCCGCAGTTCGGCTGCGGTAACAGTGCGCAGGTATGGAGACTGGCCGATATCCCACGCCTCTTTCAGCGCCCGGAAACCAAAGCTCATGCCGGAGATATCCCCACGCTCCACCAGCTCCAGCACATCGTTGCCAAGCTGGGTATTCGGCGGGGTCAGCTCGAAGCGCAGCCCGGTATCATCTTCTGACAGCACCAGCGTGCCGGATTTAGTGCGGCCCAGCAGCTGGGTATAGTTATGCTCGTACAGCGCACGCACATCGCTACCGGATGCCAGGCTGTCTTTAAACGCTCCCGGCGCAAACTGCTCGCGGAACTCGTCCCAGATAATTTCAGAGAGACTGTTCCAGCGTACGGCATAGCCCACCAGCTTTTTGTTGCTGGCGCTCACTTCGGAGGTACGGATTTCAAAATCGATTGTTTTCATTACTGGACTCCACAGAGGGCAAAAAGGGGCCGAAGCCCCTTAAACGTCAAATCAGGAACCGGAGCCTGAAAGCTCAAGCACCTTGATGGCGTTGGAGTCCACCACGCCGCCGCCCAGGTATTTATCGGTATGCACCTTGTAGAAACCCGGTTCGGTGATGTTGTCAGGGCGGGTACGCACGCCAGTGGTGTGATCCACGATGAAATAGCCGCGCTTGAAGTCGCCTACCGCGAGGAATGCTTTACCTGCCTCCGCATCCGGCATGGTTTCCAGATACTGAACAGGACGGCCCAGCAGCGTATCGGGAGAACCGGCAACCAGACGATCGCGCCAGATGTAATCCCCGTTGCCGTTTTTCAGCTTTTGCAGTTTGGCTGCGGTGTTGGAGTTCATCACCCATACGGCGTTTTTGCGGTATTTGGCTTTCAGCTTATACAGCAGGTCGATCAGGCCATCAGAGGAAACGTCAGCCGCTTCCATCTTCTCCAGCGTACCGAACGGACGGGTTTTGTCGGCAGTGGCCGCGCGAGGGTAAGACAGGAAGCCTTTGGATTTTTTATCACCGTCGCCGTTCACAAAGTCGCTTTCTTCGGTCGCGGTGAAGGTGTCGGCAATTTCAGAAGACAGCCAGCCCAAAATATCCACCTCGGAGAAGTCGAGAATCTCCTGAGTGGTTTTCGGGTAGGCGTAGATCGGGTTGAGTTTGATATCAACGCGCTCCATCTTCGGCGTACTGGTTTCGGTACGTGCCTCACCTTCGGTACCACGATTAACGGTAGTGCCGCCCACAGATACCAGCTTCTGGTATTCGTTGGTTTTGGTGGTCTTCACCGTTGCGATGGAGCGCATCACGCTATCATCCTGCAACTGGCGCATAATCTCTTTGTCCAGCTCATGGATAACGGTATAGCCGCCATCAGCCTGCACCAGCGTGGAGAGAGAACGGGTATCACCTGTCATGATGTAGTGGCGCAGCTCGTCGTTGCTTACTGGCTCACCTTCAACGGAAGTACCAGGCAGATTGCGCTGATCGTCGGCGACGGCTTCTAGACGGGTGATTTCAACTTCAAGCGCATCAGCCTGGGCGCGGAGTTCATCGAACTTTTGGCCCTCTTCTTCGTTCAGGCTGCGCTTTTCGGTGTCGGCTTTGTCCAGCATGGAACGCATCTGTGTTTTGAGTGCGGCTTTCTGCTGGCGTAATTCGAGTAGTTTCTTCATGGAGTGGTTTCCGTAACAATTAACGTTGAGACGTGAAACCAGCGCTTGGAGGGGAGGCCGTTAAATCTTTTTCTGCCTCTCGCAGGCTGTACTCGCTACAGCTTGACTTAACGGCCAGTGGCGGCTCACGTCTGAGTGCCACTCTTAAAGATATACATGAAAAATATAAAGAAAACCCCGTACATAGACAGAGGCAATCACGAATAAACATGAGAACAAATAATTTACAAAAGAATTTTTTTGTTAGATTATTTAACCACAGCCTCTCGGTAGTGATAATAAAAAGGAAAATAAATGCTAACTGCAAAACTGAAGTTTTTTGATATCAATAGATGCGGATATTACAAGCACGGCTCTAAAAAACCAGACTTAGGCAACACCACTGATACATTGCTTAAACTGAAAGGTTGGGCTTCTGATGGAAGAGAGTTCATCAATACTCTTACCTACCAAGCCGAAAAGGAAGAGGACATCCGCAATACCTATTTTTGTGGTTTGGCGTCAGACAGGCAGTACGGAGACCACCTTTTAACTCTTTGGGCAGAGGTTCCCAATGATAGTGGGGTGATATATGGTATGCCACCGCTAGCTAAACCCGGTAAAGTGGATATGTTAACCACTGGATTTGATGTCGATAAGGCTATTCCAGGATTTCCTTGTTACTTTTGGTTCATTCCTGATGAAAATGCTTTTGCTTCAATCAAATTTGAACACTCTCTAATGGGAAAGGGTAATCTTGATAACTATCTCAATGGATATCTTGCAAACAAATCCCCATATCGCGTGCTCGATAATGATGATAAAGTAATTGGCTTTTCCGCTGATGCTAAGAAAAACTCTGATTCAGAAAAATTAAACCCTAAATTTTATGCTGTAGGAATGAAATATGATGAGGTTCAGGCAGAGTTAATTAATAACATTCACAGAATCACAAAGATATTAAAAAGAGAAAAAATAACTTATTTAGCCCCAGATGATAGAAAAATAATTGAAAGAGTTTTTTCTGGCCTGTTAAAAAACACACCAGCAAACACACAGGAAAGAACGATCTTTCACGAGATGGAATTCAAACCAACAGAATCACAGCTAAAATTAATTATTAAAAACTATAATGAGTTAGGTAATAGCTCACCTATAAGGAATGTTGGCTTCAAATATAGTGACGGGAAATCTATCTGGCTTAGCGGTGCAAATGTTGCTTTTGAAACCGAGCTAAATGTTCGGCGAAAAGATAACCACATAATAGCTCCAGAAAGACTGTTATCTGCTATAATAAAACGCAGAGCAGAGTTGTTAAACAAAATGAAGACACCACCAGCAGGGGGGTGACATGATAAAATATATAATTTATGTGCTTATAGCAGCCTTGATGGCCATTATATTTAGAGGCCGAATAACAACGCTTGGCTATAATGATTACAAGGACACGCTAGGTGCCCTGCTTAATATTTCATCTATAATATTTGCCATTATAGGCGCCTGGATAGCAATTATTTATCCAAGGGCGATGGCGAGAATATTAAATAAGAGGGACTCACCTCAATCAAATAAAGCCGAGGGGAAGGAATCACATAAGGATGCTAATTATTTAAGCGAATTAGTTGAGATCGTCATGGTATCAGCTGTTGTATTAATGGCTGTTCTTCTTATACAATTCTTCGCCCCTTTACTTAAAGGCCTGGTTGATGTTAACTATATCCCTTATGTTAAATACCTTAATTTTACATTTGTAGCTTTCTTGGCTATAGCGCAATTCGCAGCGATATTTAGGGTGATACTTGTTAATTATTTTTTCTTGAATGAGTTAAGGAAAAAAAACGTCAGCGACAAAATTAATGAATTACATCGTTAAATCTCATATTAGGCCTCATCTGTGATGAGGCCACTTGATTAATCTTCTCTCATCCATTCCGGAGGGTCAGGCAATAAAGCACGGTATCCTTCCAGATGCTCGAGCAAGGCATCCAGCTGTTCTGTATTCGTAACGAGTCGCTCTCCGGAAAGCGTGTGCATCACAAAACCGTGTGGGTCATCCCAAAAGAACGCTTCCTCTTCAAGGGCTTTACGGTAATCGGCAGTGTGCGTTGTATCAAGACTGGTTAAACCAAACTTTTCCAGGTGTTCCCTACGTTCCTCGTTAGTGATTGGCATACAGCCCCTCCTGTAAAATTTAAAAATATGCGTTTAAGTGTTCACCTGTTCACCTTTGCATTTTTCCTATTTAAATTCATTCGGTTACAGGGTGAAGACTATGATTTTAAGTATTCACTAGTGTTCACCTTAACCCTTCACCTTTTAAAAGAAAAGCCCTTTAAAGGTGAACAGGTGAATACTTGGTGAACACTTCATAAAAAAGTGTTCACCCATTAACATATTGTTATTTAATGATTTTTATACATGGTGAACAGTGGTGAACACTTATCCCATTACTTTTAATTTTCCCCGCCTTTATTCTTTTGTTGTATCGGTACACATTGGCATCCAGTCTTCTGAATCATCATGCAGGGTGACGTTCGATCTTATGCCATGTTTAGTTTTGCGCTTCTGGTACTCCTTGCCATATTCAGCCATTGCGCCTGGCATATCCGTACCGAACCGCATTAACGATACAGGCTTGCTAAGACCATTGGCCCGCATGTAAGCCAGATAAGCGTGATACAGATAACGGCGCGGGCTGAATGGCACGATCTCGGCATTACCAATCAGCATTCCATCACAAACCACCGAAGCCATCAGGTAGCCGCAAAAGTCCACCAGTGAATCCCCTTCACGTTTAATGGCCAGCGCTTCTTCTGATTTTTGCTGCTCATGCAAAAGCTGTTTGGCTTCGTCCTGCCTGGAAAAGCGAGTGAGCAGGTGGCGAATGATTACAGCCAGCTCACCTTCAATCTTCTCGGCCAGCATAGGATCGCGTTCGTTTTCCGGTACCACTTCGGAGAAGTTGAAAATCACCCGCCGTCTGGAAATCCCCCCGCTTCTGTCGCTGAACGACATGGCATTGTTATTGACGGCCAGCACCACCGCAGGTATACGGGTTGAATATGGCGCTTTGTGTTTAGGGTCAATGGCTACCTTATCCCCGCCAGTGATAGCTTTAATCCCTGCGCCGTCGCCAGCGTACCGGGTCATATCCGGCATGATAATCAGCGAATAGCCCACTACCAGCGCCCTTTCCCTTGGGTTCTCCAGCGCCGCCATGCTCGCCGATACGGTGTTGGCCTTGCCCGCCAGCATCGTGCAGATCTCAGCCATAACACTTTTACCACTTCCGCCCGGCCCCGTTACCTCAAGAAACAGCTGCCAGTCGTACCGGTTCGCCAGCACCATAAACAGCGCAGACAGTACGCGGTCTGCTTTTCGGTCATTATCCGCCACAGAGCGGCGGAGCCATTTCCAGAAGTTAGGCGCATGGGTTGCCAGAGTTTCACCTTCTGCTGGTTCGCTGAATGGCAATTCGCTCGCAACGATAAGCCAGTCCTTTTTATCATGCGGTCGAAATTGGCCTAACCGGGTATCAAAAACCCCGTTGCTGAAACCAATCAGGTTACGGGCTGTGTTACCCATTACCGGGAGGCCCAGCTTCATTGTATCGACAGCGGATTTAATCGCGTTCTGCGAATAGGCGACTTCGGAATCAATAAAAATCTGCGCCATTTCTCGCTGCAGCTCTTTATCCGAAAGCGGAACCCACACCACGCCGTTGTAATGATGAACCGTGTCGGAATCAGCATGGATCGCCAGATTGCCATCGTAATGAGCAAGCAGAACTTCCCCGCGCTGGCTGGCTCCCATCTGGTTAAGCGCAGGCGTAGCACTTCCCCTCGTAGTCACCATAAGTGGCTCGTCTTCCAGACGTTTCATCAATGGCGTCCAGTCCTCTTTCTCGCCTTTTTCGTTGATAAACTCAGCATTGGTAACGCCAGCCTCACACAGCTTATTTGCAATCATGCTGATTTGGTTTTGCTCGATAAGCCCGGCCTGACAGACACGGGCAAATCGACGGCCTTTATCAACAATGCGCAGGTGTGGCAATTCCGCCAGTTGAGTGTGATCCAGAACCACAGGCGGAACATCGTCTCCATGCTCGCCCTTCCCTTTCTGGTAATCCTGAGCGGCTTTCCATGCTCCCGTTCCAGCAAAGATGATGGCCTCCTCCATTTTGTCGCGCGGGAGGGTTTTCACATTAGGCGCGTTTTTCATCTTTCAGCCCCCAGCTAACGAAAGTGAACTCTTTAACGAACCTTTCCAGCGGAAAGATGCACGGAAAATCGTAACCATCACGCACAAACGTTACCCGGTTAAATGCGTTATCTTTCACCGTGACCAGTTCGCCGCGCTTATCCTTCCAGCTATCGTTGATTTCAGGATTTCGCACTGTAAGCCTCCCGCGCCTTCACCAGCTCGCCGATAGATTTGTGCAGCAGAGACATAATTGCTCCGACACGGCACGCTTCTTCACGGTGTTCTTCACCGTCGGGAATGCTGTCAATCCACATGCTTAGCACAGACATTGCGCACTCACTTTCTGAAAGGGCATTTTCAGCGTGCATCAGGACTTCAAAAGGAACCTGTCTCACTTTGTCTCTCCCATGTGCAGCTCGGCGATTAATGCCCGGTGAATTTCCTGATTAAAATCACACGCAATAGAAATCAGATTCAGCAGCGTTTCTGAACATTCAGCAGAGGCTTTTTCCAGGATGGTTTCGTAAAGTGATGAAGCCAGCGCTGATTTATATTCGGCCTGCTCCAGACAGATTGGCTCACGCATAGCGAACCTCCTGAACTGGTAGACGGCCAGCGAATACCATCACGCAGCCAGCCGGTGATTGCTCACGGGCTTCGCGCTCAGTGTTAGCTGTGATGTGAATGACGTTGCGACCGATGGCGCTCAGTGCAAGAAAACGCCAGATGTAGGACTTCCGCCCTTGCGGGTGTGTGATATGATCTTTCATAGCTGCCTCGTTACTTTCGCTAACGGTGGTGGTTAGAGGCCCGGTTAGTGTTCCACCACTGCCGGGCTTTGCTTTACTAAAAGTCATGCAATGTAGTACATTGTCAACTCCACTACAGACTAGACCACAGGAGTTGACAATGTCAACAAGCGAAAATAAAGAGCGCCATGTTGTGCAGCTCAGACTCGATAAAGAACTGTCAGAGCGGCTCGCTTTAGCGATGAAAGAAGACGGTGACGATAATAAGTCGGGATGGATAAAACGCCTTTTGCGCCGTGAACTTGATAAGCGCGGCATCGAGCCAAAAGGCTGAACAGGGTTACTCCCCGTAATGCTGTGGACTGCCCCTCTTAAAAAGGGTCTGTTTTGCGCAACTATTAATGAGTTGTGCAGAGGCTCCCCTCTTAAAGAGGGTTGGTTATCTTCGCAGCTCTCTACGTTTTTCGTCGGAGCCTCTAAACCACGTTTAACGTTGTTTTGCCATGAACCCGAATACTGTTCGCCTTTGTCTCGATCTCCGTACATTAAACGTACGCGGTTAATTTGTGCGTACGGATTTCGTTGGCTCAAGGTTTGACCACCAGCGGCAAGCCTGGTAATCTGGCGATGTTTCAGTAAAGCGTTGAGACTCAGGCGGCCCGGCATGGCCGCCTTTGTTTTGCCTGTCATACAATAGCCTCCACTTTCAGCCCGCCAGCGGTATACCCCTGAACCCGAACACCATCGACGCGATGACGCTTTTTAGTCAGAAAGCGGATGTGATCTGCGTAGACGTACTGCCATTTACCATCGAGTGCCACACGCTTAAACCACGGATGAGGCTTAGATATGGTCTGGACAACTGGCGCGCAAGCCTTGTGTGGCGCGGATTCTGCTGCGACAACCCCCTTATCATTGCCCGTTACACGGTACAGCCAAAAACGAGCATCCTTTCCGGTCAGTTTGCGAGTGCGCACCGGAACATAACCAGCCTCACGCATTGCCTTACTGAATGCGGCATCGTCCGGGTAATACTGGCGCCGTAGTTCCGTAGATACTGAAACGGCAAAGCTGCGTTTAGTCGGGTATTCCTGCCACTGGCCGACAAATTCAAAAGGAAGGCCGTTAACCCTTCCTTTGGTCTTGTCCTTGCCGCTTATCCCTGCATCATGGTCTGCCTCATGCACGGACACGCCGGAACGCAGCCACACCAGCCCGTTACCGTTGTGGCGCAACCCCAGATCGGCAAGCGTAAATTCACCGCGATTAATGGGCGACCAGTCACCGGCAATAACCTGTTTACGGTTCGCTGAAATATCGTGCTGGCTGGCTACAGGGTGAGCGAATCCCTGCCCGTGGAGGGCATTAATCTTTTTCATCTCAGATTACCTGTGGTTAATTAAGCAGATTTACGGCTGTATGGGTTATTGACGTTCTCTACTGCTGGCGGATTACGAACCCACCAGAGCACATCCGAAAGAAGCCAAGCACAGCTATTGCGGCCAAAGTGACAGCGCGGAGGGAAGCGCCCCTGCTGTTCCATCTTCCAGCGGCTGGAACGGGAAAGACTGGTGATCTCGCTGCATTCATCTTCACGGATTCGGCGATCAAACTTAAAGCCGTACTCTTCTAAAAGGGTGCGGCGTTGTTCAGGATTTGGCGGGGTAAAGGTTATATTTTGCATGCTGCCTCCACTGTTTCAATGTTATGCGAAGAGATTAGTGGATAAACGACCAGCATTTCCATTGATTCTGGAATCCTTTAAAAGAACACGCAATTCCATTGAAAGATAGAAATTCCATCAAGATAACGCTCCCCTGTTGAAAACAATTTCCACAGTAATTTCAACGGCTGTCGCGAGAGAAAAAATCATGAATTTCAATAACTCGCCGAAGATCACCGTTCTCTAACGATTTGATTCGCCTTGGATTGTTCATAACAAAGATGAACAATGATGAACGCTGATGAACAGTGATGAATAACCATGAACAAAGATGGAAAAAGTTAGCAAGTAATGACCTAGTAGAGACCGTGGATGGAGCTAGGTATTGTTAGGTGCTGTCGGGTGCCGTTACGTGTCATTACGTGTCGTTGAATGCTGTTGAATGCTGTTGAATGTAACTGTAATAAACATCAAATATAACAATTGAATCTCCTTGGCGATCATAGAATCGCCAAAAGCTCCAACAAATATAATTAATTAGTATTTTCACATGAAATATAAATAATACCCACTAACACTGCAAAATAATATTCATTCCGTATAATAAATCGAATTTAATGCCTTGCGAATTTTATCATATATTGCTGATTTGGATAATCCAGTTTTAGATATACCTTCCTCATCAGCTAATTTATATAGTTCGTTTAAAATAGCCGAGATGCTTGGTTTTTTAGAGGTGCCAAACGAATGGCCTATCTTATGTGCTATAAGCTTGACCAGCACCCCCATTAATTTATCATTATATTCCTTTTCATCTTCTTTACGATGCAAGCCGCGTTTGCTGCTTTTCAATGCAATTCCGACCTGTAAAAGCTCATCCCCTCCCATAGCATAAAGATGCTCTTTTCCTTTGTTTTGATTAGCAATTATAGCCACCGCCGCAAGGCATCTGTCCTTTATGGGTTGTGGTGTAATATCTTCATCAATAAGAGGATATGCCAGAGCAAACATATAGTCTGCGGGATAGGCTGTTGAGTTTCCACCTCGAAATAATTTAGATGCTGATAACCATCTACTCAGTTGTCGATAGTATATATTGTAAGCTTCAACTTTCGCCTCAGGGATATCAGCAGTTTTAACTGTCGGATCTACCCCACACATAAGTAGTGCAAGTTGTTTAATATTGAGTTCCGGGGCTTTGGCTTCTCGCTCGAAAATACCCAATTTTAGAAAACTAGTCATTATTCAGCCCTATTCAACAAAACAATGTTAGTGAATCCACCTGATAAAATATCAAGTCTGTCATACCATTTATTCAACGCATCCAATTTCTCAGGCAAGTACAGACTACGGTTATAAATCGCCATAACTCCCGGCATTGAGTGCCCCAACAACTGTTCGACAACGTGTGGTGCTATACCCATATTATTCATATGCGTTGCTAAAGTTCGTCTTAGATCGTGCAGTGTCCATGGTTCAGAATGCCCCAGCTTTTTATAAACACCGCGGCCCCACTGACTTACCGCTTCACTGCCTTTAACCGACCCAAGCAAAAGGCCGGATCGTTTCGTTTCATCATGCAGTATTTCAATGAATTTGCGCATGGCATCCGGCACAGGTCTTACAATCTTCTCGCCGCCCTTGCTGTGCTCTTTGGGAACTGTCCAGACCCAGGCATCCATATCCCATTCACTCCACTCTGATAGCCTGGCCTCCTGCGTTCGGCACCCAAACACCATTAAGATTGTCAGTAGCCTGGTGTAGTAAGGCATGAAGCAAGTGCCAGAGGAAATGGCAGCCCATAAATCGCCAGCCTCTTTATCGTTTAATACCCGGTCTTTTTTTGCCTGTTTTTTACCGACATCTGGAATTGTTAAATCTTCAAGCGCGGTACTCACAGCATAGCGACGAACCCGGCAGAATTTCAGGGCTTGTTTGCACATCTGGAACACATAACCTGCGGCGACTGGAGTTTTCTTTTTCATCCTGTCAAAGCAGTCAAGCCAGTATCGTGTTTCACAGTCAGCGAGCGCCATTTTCCCTATATAAGGATAAATGTGTTTTCGCAGCTCCGCTTTGTGCCGTTCAACATTCGCGCGGTTCTCTTCTGCATATTCGCGTATCCAGTATTCTATAGCTTCCTTAACAGTGACCGGTTTAAGCGTTTCCTGAGTGGTCAGCGCCAACTGGTGCTTTGGATCTTTACCTGAGGCCAGCCATTGGCGGCATTTATCACGCGAAGAACGGGCCTCTTTGAGGCTCATATCCGGGTATCGTCCCAGAGTAAGACGATGCAGCTTCTGCCCGTCGAGTCGGTAAGTAAACACCCAGCTAATACCACCAGCTTTAGTTACCTTGGCGCTCAGCCCGGCACCATCAGCATAGAACTCAATCTTACTGGCCGGGATACCATGTAATCCCTTTAACTTCCTGTCGCTCAGTTTGTTAAGTTCGCCAGCCATAGACCACCCAGCCCAAAGTGTTTATACAAATGTTTATACAGAATTGCTTGCATAATAGCATAAACAAAGAAAAACACTGGAACAATATACAGGCATGAATTTATACAACACATTGATTATTATATGAATATTAAAATCATCTAAAAGCATGAAAACAGCTAATATGACAGTACGGCATGAACTAATTCAGGTTAGCTAAATGCTTGATTAAAAAGGCGCTACTCGGCATGGGGAAGCGCCTTTTTTATAGGTGTCACAAAGGGAGTGACCATGAGAACAGGATGTGAACCGACCCGGTTTGGTAATGAAGCTAAGACCATTATTCACGGTGATGCCCTTGCCGAACTTAAAAAGCTACCTACTGAAAGCGTCGATCTGATCTTTGCCGACCCACCGTATAACATCGGTAAAAATTTTGATGGTCTGATCGAAGCCTGGAAAGAAGATCTGTTTATCGACTGGCTGTTTGAAGTGATTGCAGAGTGCCACCGCGTTCTGAAAAAGCAGGGCAGCATGTACATTATGAACAGTACGGAAAACATGCCCTTTATCGATCTCCAGTGCCGCAAGCTTTTTACCATCAAAAGTCGCATCGTCTGGTCATATGACAGTTCTGGAGTACAGGCGAAAAAACACTACGGCTCCATGTACGAACCCATCCTGATGATGGTGAAAGACGCAAAGAACTACACATTCAACGGTGATGCTATTCTGGTAGAAGCCAAAACCGGATCGCAGCGCGCGTTGATCGATTATCGCAAAAATCCTCCACAGCCATACAATCATCAAAAAGTACCGGGTAACGTCTGGGATTTTCCGCGCGTGCGTTATTTAATGGATGAATATGAGAACCACCCGACGCAAAAACCGGAAGCCTTACTGAAACGCATTATTCTCGCCTCTTCCAACCCAGGCGATATCGTTCTCGACCCGTTTGCCGGTAGCTTTACTACCGGTGCCGTAGCCATCGCCAGCGGACGAAAATTCATTGGTATTGAGATCAACAGCGAGTACATCAAAATGGGGCTTCGACGGCTGGATGTCGCGTCGCATTACTCCGCGGAAGAACTGGCGAAAGTGAAAAAAAGAAAGACGGGCAACCGGTCAAAACGATGCCGGGTTAGCGAAGTTGACCCCGATCTCATTGCAAAGTAA